CAGTGCCGTAGGAGATATTGTATCTCAGGTTCAATCTACAACTGATGCGGCAGTAGACTTTTTAAGCCAAGGAAATTCTTTAGCAGAAGCTGCAATTCGTGCTGGCGGTATGAGTATGTTAACTCAACTTGTTACTACTGGCGAAGTTGACATGACTCAAGCAGCAATAGCAGCAGTTATATCAGGCGGGGCTGAAGCCGTTCAACAACTTGCAACAGCGTCTGGGCAACCTGTTGATGAGTTTATGGCCGACTTGCAAGAACAAGATGAGTTTGTACAGGCTGCAATAGACGCAGATATTAAAGATCCGTTTTTGAATCCTAACTACACTACTGTAGGTGATGGGTTAATGGTTAATCCAGCAGGCGATGTATTTAACTACGCTGGTGATGACTTAGGCAATATGTCTACATTAGACACCAACAATGATGGTCAGTTATCAGGGGTAGATTTACAAGAAATTACTACTGATGTTACAGCTAAAAACATTTATAACTATCAAATGGATGATCCTGTTTATATTGATGAAAACGGAGTCCCGGTAGATCCGAAGCTGGTTAGATATGGCCCTGATGGTTTTGTTGGTTATGACGCTGCTGGAAACCAAGTAATAGTTACCCAAAAATATTATGATGAAGTATTTGGTGGTGGCAAAGGTGATTTAGTTTGGACTTCTGAAGGCGGGACAGACGGTTACATTAGTTACGAAACTGGTGAGCTAGCTTACAAAAAAGTAGAGGGTCAATGGGTTGATGCTCAAGGCAACGTAATAGATGATCCTCAAACTGTTGACGAACTAACTATGGTAGCAGCTAAAGCCATAGATGAGCCTTTAGAGTCTGTTGAGTATTTTGATCAATCTGGTAATCCAGTTACTTATAAATATCCTCCTGCTGGGCTACAAGATAACTTTGAACAAGGTCAGTTTTCTGGTCTTATTTATGGACCTAATGGTGAAATTAGTGAGGTATGGTACGACCCTGTAACTAACACTGAATATGTTAAAGCACAAGGCACTACTGAAATTACAGCCGTTAGAACTCCTGATACTCCACCAGAACCAGTAGATCCTACAAAAGTTACAGATGTTACAGACGTTACAAAAACAACACAACCCGGTGGACAAGAAGTTGCTAATAACACTGCTGATGCTATAGCTACTGTTACAAACACTAATCAAATTAATGAAACAATTGCTTCAGCAGGCCAACAAGGTGCTTCTGCTTCACAGTTAACAAATGCAATTAACGCGGCTGTTGCTGCTGGTACTATATCTGCGGAACAAGCTGCTGCTGCTTTAGGCGCTATTGATGTTACAGCATCTGTAGACCCAAGCACGACAAGCGTTTCTACGGGCGCTGGTGGTATGCTGACAGGCGGTGCTGGTGCTAATGTTGACACTGTTACTACTGGTGATGTAACTACTGGAAGTGGTGCTGGTACTGATGTTACTGGTGGCGGTAATGGCACTGATGTTACTGGTGGTGGCGATAGTGGTGTAACTACTGGTGGTGGTGGAGATGTTGATACTGGCACAGGTACTGGTACAGATACTGGATCTTCTACTACAGCTACCATAACAGGCGCTCTTGGTGGTGCTATAGCTACAGTAGCAGGCACTGGCGATCCCGGTACAGGCGATCCCGGTACAGGCGATCCCGGTACAGGTGGCCCCGGTACAGGTGGACCTCCCGGAATAGATGGTAAAGACGGTAAAGATGGAAGAGATGGTGGATCAAGTAGACCGTTTACTCCCTATGAATTTAAAGGTTTTTCGTACCAGACACCAACAATACAAGAAATAGTTCAGAATCCTAACATTGATTACTCGGCTCCTCTTGATCGTATTATTAACCAAGGTATGTTCAAGGATTACGTATGACATATTTAAATCTAGTAAACAACGTACTTAGGCGGTTGCGAGAAGATGAAGTAACCACTGTAAGTAGCGACTCGTACAGTGCTATGGTTGGTGACTACATTAACGATGCCAAACAGCTTGTAGAAAACGCATGGGATTGGTCTAATCTTAGGTCTACTCTAACAATCTCTACAGTTGCTGATGACTACACTTACTCGTTAGCTGGCTACCAAGACCAAGGTAAAATCTTAAATATCATTAATGATACATCTAATATTGTTATGGAGTACAGACCACAAGAATGGTTTGACGATAAGTTCTTAGTACAAACTCCTGTTTCTGGTGAACCTCAGTACTACACCTTTAGCGGTATTGACGGTTCTGGTGACGCACAGATTGATGTGTATCCCAAGCCTGATGGTGTTTACTCTTTGAAGATTAAAAGCGTTATTAGAAACGTAGAACTGACTAACGACAGCGATACGCTTGCTATTCCTAGTCAACCTGTAATCCATATGGCTATTGCTATGCTAGCCCGTGAACGTGGTGAGACAGGTGGTACGTCAACTCCAGAGTACTTTGCCATTGCTGACAAGTATCTGTCTGATGCTATTGCTCTTGATGCACAAAAACATCCTGAAGAAACTATTTGGTTTACACCATAGGGAGATACTAGATGGCCCAGCCTCTACAAAGTATTAATCTAGTTGCTCCTGCGTTCAAAGGGATCAACACAGAAGACTCTCCACTTGCACAAGATCCTTCTTTTGCGGAGATTGCAGACAACGCTGTTATTGATAGACGAGGCAGGCTCGCATCAAGAAAAGGAAACCAAGTAATTACAGAAGACAAAACTGTTCTTGGTACAGACTACATTAGCACTATTCACGAGTTTTACGACAATGCCGGTAACGAAGTAATCTTTAGTACTGGCAACAACAAGATCATGACAGGTACGACTACACTGGTTGACGCTACACCGGGATCGTACACGATTACAGACAACGATTGGAAGATAGTTAACTTTAACGATCACGCTTACTTCTTCCAACGTGGTTACGAACCTCTGGTGTACAGCAACAGTCTAGGCGCAGTAACCAAGATGTCCAGTGTAGCTGGTGCTTCTGTTTCGTCTACACAGTATTGCCACGAAGCTATCGCTGCATATGGGCGTGTATGGTGCGTAGGTAACGCTACAGATGATAACACTATCTACTGGTCTGACTTGTTAATAGGCCATGATTTTACTGGTGGGTCTAGTGGTTCTATTGATGTATCTAAGGCATGGCCCAGCGGTTTTGACAGGGTTGTAGCTATAGCGGCTCACAACGGCCTGCTAGTTATTTTTGGTGAGCATAGCATTATTACGTACAGTGGTGCAGATAGCCCCGCTACTATGGTACTCCAAGACACAATACCAAGCGTAGGTTGTGTTGGTAGAAAGACTGTGCAGAACATTGGTACAGACTTGTTGTTCTTGAGCGACGACGGTTTGCGTAGTTTGGGACGTTCTATTCAAGAAAAGTCTCTGCCTATGTCTGACCTGAGTAGAAACGTCAAGCAAGAGATTATTGCTTACATTGCTACAACAACTGAACCTATTACATCTGTGTACAGCCCAGAGAATTACTTTTATCTTTTGTCTTTTCCAGATGTGAATCTATCTTTTTGTTTTGATCTTAGAGGGGTTTTAGAAAACAACTCTTACAGGGTAACAAGGTGGCCTAGTGTTAACTTTAAGTGCTACCACAGAGACAGAAACGGTGACCTGTACATAGGTACTGTTGCTGGTATTGGTAAGTACTTTGGTTACTTTGATAACAACGAGACTTATCGTTTTCGTTACACAAGTCCCGGCCTTACGTTTGGTGATCCTTCTAAAATCAAAATGCTAAAGAAGGTACGGCCTACTATTATTGGTGGCAACAACGCCAACATTATTCTCAAGTGGGCTTACGATTTTAAAACAGCAACCAACTCTAGAGTGTTTACAGTAAGTGATCTTATTCCCGGTTTTTACGGAGAGTCAGAATACAACGTAGCACAGTACTCTGAAGGCGAGCTTGTAAACAGAAAAGCGTTAAACACTACTGGTTATGGAACCGTTATTACTGTTGGTATTGAGACAGACATTAACGGTTACGGGTTGTCTATACAAGAAATGAATGTACTAGCACTAGTAGGTAAAACGCTATGATGAATTATAACAAGAAAAGAGGTATTTGCTAATGCCACCAACCGTAGATGATTTTATAACAGGCGCTAAAGGACTGTTTGATGCTTTTGGCGCACCTGTCTTAGGCGCTGGTGCTGTCATGGGGGCTTACAACCGTCTTGGAGCTATTGGTGAAGCTGCTCAACAGGGCGCTCAAACCATCGCTGCTCAACAATTAGAGCAGACACAGTTCCAACCTTTTGGTCTTGCTACTAGTACCGGCTCAAAATTTGGTTACGATCCTGTAACAGGACAAGCAGGCTTTTCTCTAGGCGGTGTAGAACAACAGGCACAGGGTCTTGGGTTAAATACTTTTAACCAGTTAATGGCTTCTGATCCTGAAGGTGCTGCAAGAATGATAGGGCTAGGAGATACCTTAGCCACTACAGGTGAGACTATTCTTGGTCAACAAGCATTTGGTATACCTCAAGCAGAGCTAGCTTCTGGGCAGGCTTACGGTATGGGCCAGCAGTTTATGCGAGGCGCTCAAACACAGCCTATGGATATTAACCTGTTGCGTGGTCAGTTTGCTGGGCAGGTTCCCGGTATGTTGGCACAACAACCTAGCCAGCAGATTGGCGCGCTTGGTTCACAGGCTCTTAGCTTAGGCGCTAGAGGTCTACAAACAACAGCACCTCAAGATGTAGAGGCACTACGCAGACAGTACGGAGCGTTAGCTGGACAAGCAGCACAAGACGTTCTGATGCCTACAGGGGCTAGAGAGCAGGATGTGTACAACCGTATTAGGGCTACACAGCTTGGAGAAGAAGAAAGACAACAACTTGCGTTAGAGGAGCGTCTTGCTAGTCAAGGCCGTTTAGGTGTTCGTACTTCTATGTTTGGTGGTACACCAGAGCAACTTGCACTATCTAAGGCACGAGAATCAGCACAGAACCAAGCATCGTTGATGGCTATGCAACAGGCACAGCAAGAACGACAGCAAGCACTAGGCACTGCACAGGCTCTTGGTGGTATGTTTGGTCAACAGGCTGGTCTGTCTAACACGTTGCAAAGTGCGGCACAACAGAGAGCGGCACAGCTTTCACAACTAGGGCTGTCTGCTAATCAGATTGAAAGCCAGCTTAGGTCTGAAGGTCTAGGCAGAGCGGCTACAGCGGCAGGACAAGCAGGATCACTGGCGCAGATTGCTGGTGGATTACAAGCACAACAAGCTGGTCTTGGTCTTCAGTACACAGGTCTAGGCTCTACGTTGGCGCAACAGCGTCAGGCTCTTGATGTAGCTAACCAAGCACAAGCACTACAGGCAATGCAAGCATCGCAGGGTATGTACACAGGTGCAGAAGCATTACGAGGCGCACAGCAACAACGAGCGGCACAGGCTCTTGCGTCTGCTTACGTACCACAAGCACAAGCTATGCAGGCTCTACAGGCATCTTCCTTGTTCCCACAGCTACAACAACGTGGGCAACTTCAAGGTGCTGGTCTGTTTGGTGAAGCGTCTATGGGCGGTCTTGAAGCGTTGCTGGCTTCTGGTGTTGGTCAGGCTAACTTGATGGGACAAGTGGGTACTGGTCTGTTGTCAGGCAGTATGGGCGGCAGCGGCGACGAAGACTCTTTAACTAAATTCTTGAAAGCACTTGGTGTCACTTAAAAGGAAAAACTAATGGCAAAGTTTGGTGAAAGATTTTTAGCAAGTGTTGCTAATCCTACTTACGGTAAAGGATTGTTTAGGGCTGCTTATGGTTTTGGTGCGGCTCCTAGACTTAGAGAAGAACAAGAAAAAGCAGAACAGTTTAAGCTTTTAGGTCCAGTAGACCAAGCAAATTTTATGTTGACTGAAGCTAAAACTCCCGCACAGATTGCAGCGGCACAGTCTATGAAAGCTAATGCTATAAAAGGACAAAGCCAAATCAGTGTGAATAATCTTGAACTAGCTCGCCAACAGGCGTTAGCAGACCCAACCAAGACTCGCGCTGATGCTGAAAAATCCGCTCAAGATATTGAAGATATAATGAAACGTGTTGCTGTAGAAGGTAACTTAGGTAGTAATGCTTTAGCTAGTATTTCTGGTCGTACAGCGTCAGCTATACAAGCTAGAAATGAAGCAGCATATACACAAAAGCAACGAGCTGCTGCTGAAGCACAAGATGTAGAAGACGCTGTGGTTGAAAATAGAGCAGCTATGATTGCTTTTAGTGATAAGCCTATTAATGAATCTGTAGAAGCTCTCGATTTACCTGATGAGTTGAAAGCTAGAATTATTACAAAAGCTACTGAAACACGCAACAGATTGGATGAAAATCAAGCTGCAAAAGATGCACAAGAGCTAAGTATTTTTCATACAAATCATCTAAAAAATAATCCATATTTAACGGAAAGCCCTTCTGTTCAAAAAGCACTAACAATTTTAGGCGCACCTACTGCAAGTCCCGGAGCAAAACGAAGGGCTGTTTCAGATATTATAGCGGTAATTGACCAAGACGTTGCTGATAAAGCAAAAGAAAGAAACTCAAAAGATAGAATAGAGTTAGAAGCTACGTTGGCTTTGGATCACGTAGCAGGATTAGAAAGTCCAAGTGAAGGTGTTCCCGGTAGAGATTTAATTGAAGTAGTAAATGATAAATATGGTGAAGAGACAGCGGAAAGAGAAGAGCTTATTCGCGGCATGACTAGCTTAATTATTGAGCGTCCTGAATTACGAAGACCTGAAAATGTAGAGTTGCTTGTTTCTGAAGGAATTAACTTAATTACAAGAAACAAACCACCCGGATTAGACTTTGAGCTAGAAACAGGAAGACAAGAAGCGTCTGTTAAAAAAGCAGAGAAGCGAGCGCTGTACAAGCAAGAGTTAATTGATGAAGGTAAGTCTGAAGCTGAAGCTGAAGCTCAAATAAGGAAAGAAGAAGCCGAAGCTCGTATATATAGTGCTAGAACAACTCAAGGTATGTAAATGAGCGCCCGATCTGAATATCTTAAATTGTTAGAAGATGAGTCTTTAGTAGAAGACACTAAATCTAATGAGCTTCCTGCACAGAGTGCAAGAGATGACTATCTTTCTTTTTTACAACAAGAGCAAGAGCAGTTAAAAACTGGTTTTAATAGGGCAACCTTGCAGGCCGTAACACTAGGTTTTGGTGAAGAAGCAGAAGCTTTGTTATCTGATAAACCATATGAAGAAGCTCTTGAAGAAATTCGTGGTGAAATGGCTGAGTTTTCTCGACGTTTTCCAAAAACAGCTTTTTATAGTGAACTTGCTGCTGGTGTAGGAGCTGGTGTAGGTGTTTCTAGAGGATTAGCTAAAGCCGGTGTTAAGTCTTTATCTGCTCAAGGCGCTATTGAACTTGGTACATATGGTGTAGGTACAGGAGAAACTGCTGAAGAAAGATTTGAGCAAGGTCTTTTGTTTGCTGCTACAGGTGGTATTTTTGGTAAAGCACTAGATGTAGCTCTACCTTCTTCTCAACAAATTGCATCCAAGTCAGCTTCAATAAAAAATAAAAGCAAAGAAACCGTTTCTGTTGACGATGCACCTATAGTCAATAAACCTGAAGATATAACAGCGCAGGCTAGAGAGCTATACGAAACTTATTATCCTCAAATTGCTGTACGAAGCCAGCAAGCAGAAGTTCCTGCTCCAAAAAGAGTTGAGGGTGGGTATGAGTATGCGGGTGTTTTTGTTTCTGGTAGCAAACAAGCAGGCTACGAAGTTCCGGGTGTAGGTAAAGTTGGTAGTGTTAAAGAAATAAAGCAAGCTGTTGATGAGCAGTTTGAGCGGTTCACAAAAGAAATTGAAGAGCTTCAAGTTGAATTTGTCACCCGTAAAGAATTAGCTAATGAGATAGATTTTCCTGAATTAAAAGGCTTAGACAAAGCTAAAGACTTTAAAGTTTATGAAGCAGGTCGTAATGCATTTAAGCCTATGGGTAAAGTTGGTACGTTTTTTGATACAGCAGAAGACACCTTGCATTACAACGTTAGTCCTCAGTTAGCTGGAGATGTGAAACTAGCCGCTGAAGATTCATTGCGTGAAATGAATATGTTTTTTGATGACGTTGTTGTACCTATCGCTCCTGTAGTTCAAGCGTGGCGCACTAATACAGAAGCCGCTAAAGCTATCCTTGATTATGCTAGAGGGTTAGACAAACGACCTGTATTTTTAGGAAGACTAAAAAAAGCAGGGGTTGTAGACGAAGATATTGGAAATGTAGTTAATTATCTTGATGCTCGTGGTAAAGTTTTTGCTAGTCAACGTTTTAATCTAGGTAAAGAAGCATTACCGAGCACTGAACGTCTTCATACTCAGGTTATATCTACTCCTTCAGATGATATCTATGCTAAAAAAAGTGGTAGAGACTTTATTAAAGTTCAGCAAGATCAATCTAAGAAAGCTCTAAAAAACAGATCAAGAGCTACAGATGAAATGATTAAGGATTACCAGAATCCTTTTCTTACAGATTTTAGATTGTTAAATCAAAATAGTTTACTAAATAATATATCTAAAAGAGTAGATGTAGGAAGTCTTGGTACTAGTAAACCAGCAGGTGAAGAAGCATTCACTAGGTTAACTCAACGTTTGGGACAAGACCTTCCTGATGAAGTAGCAGAGCGTGGCGTTAATATAATATACGATGTTGTTGCTGGCGCTCAACAGATACCTCCAGCATGGGCGCAGTTGCTAAGTACACTATCGTATGGTGGTACGCTCATGTCTTTAAAATCTGCTGTGCTAAACCTTCATGATACGTTTGTTTCTCCTATGCTAAATGGAGTATCTGCTACTGTAAGAGGAACTTCTAGAGCTTTTCAAGCAGGTAAAAGCTATGTAGATCCTATGACTTCTGGTCTTAATCGTCAAACACAAGGAGAGTATGCTCAAAAGTTAATGGATAATCTTGCTGATATGGCAGGAGATGTTAACTCGATTCAAAAAGCAAACAGATTAGCTGCTAAGGGTCTTGAAAAAGGCATGAAGTGGACTTTGTTTTCTGGTATGGATGCTATTGGTAAACGAGCAGTCATGAACTCTGTTATTGAAAACGGATATGATATAGCAAGACAAGGCAGATTTGTAGAAAAATGGGGCAATTTCTTTACTGAAAAAGAAATGTACCGAATGATTAATGCTTTTAGAAAGCATGGTACTAATCTTGAAGCAATGTCAGATAAAGAACTTGAGTTGTTAACTACTCTTGCATATGCAGGTTTGGGCCAACAACAGCTTATTTCTATTGCAGGAAGACCTCTTGCTTGGGGTCTTAATCCTAATCTTAGACCCTTCTATACCTTGATGGGTTTTGCTATTGTACAACGCTCTTTGTTAAGACGTAAAGTACTGGACAATTTGTTAGATGGAAACATATCTGATGCTGCTAAATTTTCAGCCTTGTACATTGCCAGTGCAGGTGTAGGCTACGCAGTTCTTGACGAAGCACGAGACTTTGCATTCTCTGCTGGAGAAGATCCAATAACAGGGGAAGAGCTTTTGTTTAAGGCTCTTGTAGATCAACCTCTTTCAGTGCTAACTCTTAACAAGGCACCTACTAGTCAGTATCAATGGAACAGATTTAAAGCTAATCCTTATGAGTACCTTGTTACTTCAATTGCCCCTGCTGGGGGTTTAATTGAGCAAGGTGGTTCTGCTGGTATTGATCTTCTTACAGGTGATGTGGATAAAGCCTTTAAACATATTATGCAAGTACCAGCACTAAAAAACTCAATAGGCGTGGCTGTTGAAGTGTTAGGCGAACCTACTAAGGAAGAATAAAATGAACGACAAAGATCACAGTGTATCATACACATCTATAGACTATCACACTATGTGTCAGCGATCTAAAGATCAAATAAAGAAGTTGCAATCTCAAGGAATACCTACGTCCCATGACCCGAAAGACAAGCCAGAGGACGTAGGCAAGCGTGAAGGTTACTCTATTATCTTCATGTCATAGCTCACAGTTGTTACCTGTACAGGCTAACTGCTGACTACCTTCAGTCATATCAGACTCCTCACTGATGTCCCAGTTGATCTCAGTGGGGAAGTCTTTCTTTAACTGGTTGTATGTTTTCTTATCAACAGGTTCGTATGGTGCTTGTTGATACGTGTGGTCTGAGTAAGGCAAGAAGCTGATACCAGATACCTTATCGAACTTGTTGTACAACCACTGTCCCACCTCCAAGAACTCATCGTCACGATAGTAACAAGTCATTGATGGTTTGTGTTCACACCATTCGTCCTGATATATCTCCCACAGTTCTAGCTGCTCCATAGCACCCATCTCAGCGGCTGTCACAGCGCCATCAGGAGACGCGATAGGGAAGCTGAATACCCTAGTACTGGGTGACATCACATCGTCCTCTACAGGGACACCAGCGGCCTCTAAGACGGTGCAAAGCGGGTCACGAGCATCTGCACGTACACGTCGAATGTATTGATCAGAATAACGAGGATGGATACCGCTAGCAGAATCGACCAACTGACTAACAGTGCCTGAAGGCTTAACCGCAGTGATAGCGGTAGATATATTGATACCCAATCTGCCAGCCCATTCCTTGTTCGTTTTGATTGCTTCTTGTCGCATGGCTCTGAGCCACTTCTTGAGTTCACCTTTATCTCCTCGTCCTGATAACAACGGGTGGTCCATGATACCAGTAAGACTAACACCAAGCAGTGCTTCGTCTTCTGTGTTCACTCGCCAGATGTTTCGTAGGTATCTGAAGTCAGTGAGGGTAGCCTGTAGAGTTCCAAGGATAGTCGCAATGCGTACTTTTCGTTTGAGACTAGCGAGCGTATCGGTTGACCGGACAACAACTTCCGATAGATTGCAGAACTGATAGGGTCTGAGGATGATTTCGCTACATGGATTAGTTCCAAAATCATAGGTAGCATCTCGTCGCTCGTTCTTTGCAGCTTGCTTTTGACTTGCCACTCGACTAAAGACACCTCGTTCACCAGATCGTGATTCATACAAACTTGTCCATTCGTTTAAGAAAGCCTCAAAGTCTGGCTTCTCTGTGTAACAGGCTGAGTTGTTAGCCAGCCCACGTTGAGGATTATCTACCCACCACTGCCCATGTTTACAACGGCGCAGTCGGTCGTCTGTGAGGTTGCTGAGACTGATAAGGGCTGAACGTCTGACTCCTCCGACGACGACGATTTGAGCAATCTTGCAGCAAAGATCGTGGCATTCAACGGAGCTAAGTCTTCGGCCAGCCGCAGCTTGAAAGAGGTCAACTGTGAATCGGAACAGTTCGAGCAAAGGCTCTGGACCCGATGCTCTACCGCCAAAAACTCTGAGCGGGGAACCTGAAGGTCTAACTCTGCTTGTATCCCATTGGGGAATCTGACCTGAATACAGCAGTGATACCAACTCCCTAAACGATTTCGCCCATCCGATCTTCGAATCTGCCACATTAATAACTGTGTCTGTTGCATGGAATGTCTCCGCTACTTCTGGTAGTTTCTGTACGTACTGTCGCTCAACACTGAAGCCCACACCAGTGCCGCACATGAGAACGTACATCATCTCATCGAATGCTTTGGGGTGGTCAATAGGTAGGTAACTACAGTTAAAACCAGCTACGTTATCACGATCCAGTGCCTCGCCAGCAGTCATCAACGCTCGCATAGACGGCATGACATCTAGATCATGGACAGCTTTGAATATCTCTGACACCTCAAAGTCATTGAGGTTACCTCGGTCAACCCAGTAGTTGATGTAGCGATTGACTGTTTCTTCCCACGTTTCCCTACGCTTCTCTTCTGGTAGGTATCGTGCGTATCGGCTCTTGTGTATGTATTGTTGATATGCGTCCAATTATGTTGCTCCTTTGTTCATCTGTAAATGTTGTCCACTTGGTTATCTCTTCCTTTGTTCTATGACAGCCAATACACTCATCGTTCACCAGCTTACATAGCTTAACGCAGGGGCTTTGCACTACTAAGTTATCCCTAACGTTTCGTTTTCAATTGCGGCCTTAGCCAATCCAAGAAGTAAGTATACACCATCAGGGTATTGTTCGGTAGCTGTTACTTCAAACACAGCACCGTCTTCGTACATAACAACAACACACTTGATTGGTCTTCCTTCTTCTTCATACTCCTTGCTTCGTGCTGATAACACGGCAAGAAAATCAGATGTCTTGACAGAATCTGTACCATCTTTGCTACCAAAGTTTCCTTCAACTATCTTCATTTTGTTTCTCTCTGTATCAACATCTCAAGATAGTGTATAGCTTTACGTAGGTCTTCTACTCCGTTCTTATCCTTCCATCTAGAAACATACTTAACAACTGCGTGTTCGCATATACCTAGATCATTAGCAAGAGCGTACTCTATCGGTTGTATCTTTAGTTTTTTGTAGTGATCACCGCCTACTTGTTTCTTCAGTGAGTGATCGTTGGGATGGTACAGGCTACCATAGACTGTCTTACTAGCTTTGTCCCACTCATCTGGCGTAGCGTTGTCAACACTCACACTCTTCCTCCAAGTCAAACTTCCAACTGTTAGTGTTTACTTTATCAGCAAACCTTTCGACTAACTCTTCTGATGTGATCTCTAGTGCTTCCATTATTGTTACCTCATCGTATCGTGAGGCTACTCGTTCTAGTATTTCATCAAGAGTTAACACCGTACTTCCCCCGCAGGTATGACATAGACACGGGCATCTCATCAAACGTGCCGTTATCTACTTCGTTGAACACCCACAAACCAGACCATGATCCGTTAGTCTGTGGATTTAGATACTCTTCGTCATGCTGATAGAAGATACCAGCAAACAGAGATGTCATTCTTTTTCCTGCTGCGTTTCTGTCGAACGCGATGTCTCTGTCTTGTACGTGTCCCATGACGCATGACATATGCTTTTTTTGTAGCAGTAGCTTTGCATTCGTGACTGGGCGGCCCATAACACCGCTAGTGAAAAAATGACAATAAGCGATACCATCCACAATGATAGGCTGAAGATACGGAAGAACCTCCCAACCACGCAAGTTAAGGTCTTCATAGCTCATCAGTCCTTCTAGTTTAGCATCGTTCTCTACTGCACGTTCTATCCTGTACTCGTGATTACCAAGAGTAAAGATAAGGCGTGGCTTCCATATCTTCTTCTTGCGTCTACGTAACCGCTGTTGCTCTGCTCTGATACAGTCCATGAATATCTGCATGGCTTCGTTGCCAGCTTCAACGTCAGCGGAGTAACGCCTACCTTCAAACGACTTCTTACCTACGTCATACGATGACAACGACGGCATGTCCCAGTGGTCACCAAGATGAATGATCACATCAGGTTTCATGGCACAGGCATAGCGCCCTGCCCAGTACATATGATCAATAGGACAATCAGGTTTAATCTGTGTGTCAGGTATTACTAGATGTCTCATCACTTCCATCCTGTAGGTATTGTTTCAAGAGTGTACCAACGGAATCCATGCTTCTCTGCCCACTCTTCCATTGTGTAGCGTGAACCATCTTTTCTTCTTCGTGATCCCGGCATTGGGGTGTTTGGTTTTTGGAAGAGAAATACCAGCTCCTCCTTTGGCCCAAGCGTCTCTGCAATGTGGACATATTTACGTGCCTCGTCTGATGTACGGAACCTACCCTTTGCTTCTATCCACACTGTCTTAGTCTTGGTGGTGTAAACAAAGTCAGGCTCATAGTATCTAGGAACAAAGTAAAAGATTTGTTTTGATGGGTGATACTCGCAGCTACGCATTAGTGCATGAGCTTCTTTCTCAAACTTGGAATCAAACTTCATCAGAGTTTAACCATTCTTGTCCTTCCTCTGTTTTTAACCACTTTTTAAATTCGTTGTCGCTGTGGTTAGCAACTTTTACTCTTTCGTCCTTAGTTAAAATTCTGTCGCAAGCTGACAGCTTTAAATCATACAAGCAGTGCTCTAGATGCATATCGTTTAGTTGCATAGCTATTCTTGCGGTGTTAGCATCGTTGGTTGTGTTGCAAAAATTCCAAGACTTTGCGCGCTCTTTAGCTTCTTCTTTGTTGTAGTAGTAACACATAAAGTCTTCGCCGGGATCAGCCCACACGTTATCTTCAAAAGCACAGTACTCTTTTCCGTCGTAATCTGTCTGCTTACAAACTTCCCAGTAGTACTCTAAAAATTCTTCTTGGAGTCTATCGAACATTTTTTTACATTCTTCTTTGTCGTAATAGCAGTCCCCCAGATCAGTGTCTCCGTAAGTTACGAAAAAGTTTAACGCTGCAACCACCCAAGAAAACTCGTGATAATCTTTAAGATGTAGTTTGTATGGTTGTTTCATTCTTTTACCCATAACTAAATCTCCGTTGGCTTGGTGTACCTATCATCAGGAGAACGCAACAAGTAGAGAAGGTTGAGACTTTCTAGTAACCTGTCCTCATCCAACTCGTTGTCCCAGTACTGAGTCAGACACACACTGTAACACTCCCACTCAGTAGAACAAGGATCAATAATCTTGTCTGCTTTCTTAGGACCAACTCCATAGATTCCCGGTATGTTGTCAACCCTGTCACCCATCAGTGCCTGTTTATACAGCCAACGCATAGCGTCATCAGGGTTAAATGAATTTAACTTTTTCTTGGTGTAGTCATACATAGGACATGGTATCTGTTTGAAGTCTTTGTCCAACGAACAGATGATGGCGTTGTGATCTAGCTCAGTTGCCTTGATAGCAATAGCATCATCAGCTTCCATACCGTCTACAACATTAGCATTCCACTCAGAGATCATGAAGTCGCGGAGCAGTTTCTTGTGTACAGGTGTTCGCTTGTTGTCACGGTTACCTTTGTATGGTTGGGTAACAGCAACCTCATCCCTGAAGTTGCCCTTACCAGTCAGATACAGAATGCTTTTGGTGTAGTGATCAGATAGATCCAAGACCATCTCAGATAGATAGTTGTCTAGGGTCTGCACTGCAACGTCTTCTGACTCCTCGTCACAGGCAAACCCTACACGGTACACCAGCATGTCACCATCAATGAGTATCACAGAGCTTC